AATTCATACATCAGAATGGTAAATAAAGACAATGATGAAGAGATGATCCGCTACGACCTGGGAGAAGATTATTCCACAGAAACAGCAATGGTTCTTGGCGAACTGTATCGCCACAACGGAGAATGGAAATTCAATGCTATTGGACAGGGGTATTCCGGTGGTTTACAGGCACTTTGCAGTAGTTTTGGAGTCTAATGTAGGAGGTAATAAATAATGGCAGTAAGTTTAACAAAAGGGCAAAAAGTAAATCTTTCAAAAGCAGTAGAGAAACTGGCAAATGTAACTGTAGGACTTGGATGGGATATGGCACAGAACGGAAGCAGCATTGATTGCGATTCTTCTGTATTTGTACTTCGTGAAAATACAAAACGGATTTCAAAGAAAGTAAAAGCTGGACTGTTTGGACTTTTTTCAAAGACAGAAACAGATGAAGTTACAGAATATGGTCTGACAAGATCTGACGATATTATTTATTACGGAAATCTCACACATGGCAGCGGTTGTATCAAGCACAGAGGCGACAATCTTGTTGGTGGAACAGGTAAAAGAAACGATGATGAGCAGATTGCGATTGATTTGAAGAAGATGCCGCCGGATATTAAGAAGTTGGTAGTGGTTGTGAATATCTACAACTGTAAATTAAGAGGGCAGCATTTCGGAATGATTAAAAACTGCTATGCAAGAATCGTGGATGACGCAACCAAACAGGAAATTTGCCGCTATAATCTGACAGATGATTATGACAGATGCACAGCACTTATCGTTGGTGAGCTGTACCGTGATGAAAACGGGGAGTGGCAGTTCAAGGCTGTCGGTGAAGGAACACATGATGGCAGCATTCCAGATATGGCAAAAAGATACAAGTAATAAAGGAGATAAAGTGATATGTCAGTAAGCCTTAAAAAAGGAGATAAAGTTGCACTATCAAAGGATAGTGTTGTGAATAGAATTTCTGTTTGTCTTGGTTGGGACACAGCAAAGTATGATGATGACGGGGATTTTGACCTGGATGCTTCTGCATTCGTTGTTACCAAAGCTGGTATAACAAGATCTGATAGTGATTTTGTATTTTACAATAATCTGAAACATCCGAGTGGTGGAGTTACTCACAGTGGCGATAATTTGACCGGCTCTGGAAACGGTGACGATGAAGTTATCAGAGTGGATCTTGAGAAACTTCCAAAGTATGCAAATAAAGTAGTATTCTGTGTAACCATTTTTGATGCAGAACGCCGTATGCAGAATTTTGGCATGGTGGAAAACTCATATATCCGTATTGTGGATGATGTAACTGGAAACGAAATTATGAGATACGATCTCAAAGAGAAGTTCGGAAATTCTACTGCTATCATTGCTGGTGAAATTTATCGTGATGAATCAAAATGGAAATTCCATGCAGTAGGAGAAGGACGGGATGGCGGTCTTTTAGAACTGTGCAAAGAATTTGAAGTAGAGGTAGAATAAAATGACAGTAGGAACAAGTAATGTAGTTATCTTTTGTCTCTCAATCTTGGGAGTAATTATTATTGCGGCACTTATTTTAAACAAAACATTTTTCAAGCAACTCGTAATTAAGTTCAGAGGAAGAACGGAAGAAATCGCAAGACAGGACGCTTCTACGCCGGATGGTGCAAGAGATTATTTCAATAATGCGATCAGAGAAAAAGAAACTCTATACAGCAAAGCAGAACAGTCTTATACAGAGATTGCCGGTAAACTTGATGAAGCAGAAAAGGAACAGTACAATCTCAAAAAAGAACTTATGAAGATTGACAAGTCTATCAATAACTGCCTGGATTCTGGTGATGACGATACTGCAAGACAGTATGCAATGAAGAAAATTACTGTTCAGGGCAAGATTGATACGCTGAAAGATACTATCGAGGAATACAAAAAAGCAAAAGAGCAGCAGAATGAAATCCGTAGTGCCATTAAGCAGGAGCTTGATGAACTCAAAGAGGAAAAAGAAAGAACGGTTTATCAGATGGAAGCAGATCAGCAGATTATTTCTCTGCATGAGGGCATGAATGCAAGTGCAAGCACAAACGAAAGTGATCGTATGCTTGAAAGAGTGCGTGAGGGTGCGAAGAAAACAAGAGAACGTGCGGCAGGAGCGCAGATTGCTTATGACGCAAGTACAGAGGCAATGGATCGCAGAATGGAGGCACAAGAAAGAAATCGTGCGGCTGATGACGTACTTGCTGAAATGAAACGAAGGAGAAGCAACAAATAATGATTGTTATAAACATCGGGGCATTTGTCCTTTGTATTGCAACGGCTTTTGTTGCAGGTTTCTGTACTGCAAAGGTTAAGAGACACAAAAAATAAAATATGTATGGTGGGACGGAATTATTCTGTTCCACCATTTATAAAAGGAAATATATGAGAAAAGAAATTTTCAATAAAGAGTTAATAGCAAAGTATCGTGATGAAAATGGCTGGATTTCTGCGGTTTATAAGCCAGAAGAATTTTTCAATGATAGTGAAAAGAAACGAAGAGAAGTGACTGTTATGGTGTCATTGAAAAACAACCGTGTTACTGTCGTGAAGAGAATGTACTGGGAATATGGTAATTTGTGGAGCTATGGCAGAAATCTTGGAGCTTCTGTTACAGCCTGGCAGCCACTTCCAGAACCATACAAGGAGGTGAGACGATGAAAAGACTTGATCCGAACATGGACGGTAAAGACCATATCAATGTGTATAGTGGAGGTCAAACAGAGCTTGGACGCATGTTGAGCAATTTTTACAGGCAAGAGATAGAAACAAAAGACGGAAAATTTATGTCCGTAGAGGCATATTGGTTTTGGCTTGGTATTTCAGACGAATGCCCGGCAAAAGATGAATTAAGAGAGTTATCTGGCTGTGATGCGAAGAAATGTGGTACTCAGTTGCGATTGTATTATCCTATTGAGAAGCCGGTGGAAGATTTCGAGGATCGTATAATTAGAGCCATTTGGTATAAAGTAAAGCGGCATGTTGACCTGTTTTTGCCAGAGTATAAGGATTTACCACTCAAACACTATTATGTATATAGGGGCGGAACTGTGCGAGATGTTTACGGTAAATACTGGTGGATGATGGAAGCAGAAGAAAAAATGAAAAAATATATCTATAAAGAATTGGAGAAAAGGAATGGATAATACAGAAAATATTGAAGAGATCAAGAAACTGTTCAAGGAACGTGGTATGGCTTATAAAGGAGATTTTATTGAGTCATTATCGGAAGAAGAGTTTAGAGCCGGATGCATTAAGTTCTATATCCCACCGGAAGATGCTGATGGATGCGGAGAAAGTATCTGGGGATGGGTAACACCAGAAGATAAAGAGAAATACAATGACGATGGTTTCTATGGTGAGATAAAAGCAATTCTTACCAATCAGCCACTCAACTATTGTGGTGCTTTAGCTTGGGGTTGTGAAGTTGTACTTAAATGCAACGGTGCAGATCGTCCGGATCTTTCCAATGACTTTATCAGAAATACTTTGCAGCCGATTATCGACAAAGAACGGAGTGAAGAAAATGAGTGAAAAGAACATGAACTGGGAATTTCTGGCAAATAAGGACTATGCTTTTTTGACAGAAGATCCAGTATTAGGAGATAATGTCATTCTTCTTACATATGGTGGTAGCCATGCTTACGGTACGAATATTGCCACGTCAGATGTGGACATTCGAGGAATTACCTTTAATCCTGTCGAGAGCTTACTTGGAAACACTGAATTTGAGCAGTTCGAGGATCGCAACACTGATACGGTAATCTATGGCTTAAATAAGATGATTGGACTTCTGTTACAGTGCAACCCTAACTGCATTGAAATTCTGGGAGCAAAACCGGAGCATTACTTTATTATCAGTCCAGAAGGTCAGTTGCTTCTCGATAACAGAAAAATTTTTTTGTCCAGAAGGGCAATTAAAACTTTCGGTGGGTATGCTAATAGCCAGTTACGCCGACTGCAGAATGCTCTTGCAAGAGATTCATACCCACAGGCAGAAAAAGAAAAACATATCCTTGGTTCAATCACACATGCTATGGAGGATATTGTGAGCCGGTATCATAAAATCAATGGCGAACCAATAAAATACTCATTTTGTGGTGATCATGGGGCTTTACGGCACGCATTCAGTGAGTACAATACCGTAATGCGCCGCATGGAGAACATGAAACAGTTTGAATATGGCAGTATTGAACTGTACCCAGATGTCTCTGGAAGAGAAGATATGGAAGTAGAAATGTTCTGTGATGTAGTTTTGCATCATTACCCCCTAAGAGATTATAGAAATATATGGAGTGAAGTCAATACCATTGTCAAAGACTACGACAAACTGGGAAAGAGGAATACTAAAAAAGATGATTTGCACCTTAATAAGCACGCTATGCATCTTGTACGGTTATATCTTATGTGTATTGATATTCTAACGAAAGAAGAAATTATTACATACCGGGAAAAGGATCACGATTTACTTATGAGTATTCGTAACGGTGAATATCAGAAATCGGATGGGACGTATCGTTCTGAATTTTTTGAGCTGGTTGATGATCTTGAAAAGAAAATGGCATATGCAGCAGAAAATACAGCTTTACCAGAGCAGCCAGATAAAGAAGCCGCTTATGAAATGCTTGTAGAAATGAATCGAAAACATATTACAGAAAATTACAAAAATGGTAAAAATCGGTAAAGTAGGATAAAATAATTGCTTGACAATATATTCCAAATATGAGAGAATAAGTAATATCAAAAGGGGAGGGCAGAAAAAATGGTTTTGTCATTAGTTGTAGATACAGACAACTTAATAGATTTAAACGGATGGCGATATTCAGACGGTTTGTTTCTTACGCAGGATGGAGCTTTGGTATTAAAAACGAAACATGATGGCATTTTTTATCTGAGTGGTGATAAAGTTGAGGATCAAAATGTTAAGGCATATTATTGTTTTGTTGAAGGTGGTACAAAAGGTATCGTTCCATGTGATATAGCAGAAAAAATCTGTGGACAAGATAAAAATGTGCATCCCAGTTACGGTATGATAACTGTTTCAAAGGTAAATGTAAGTCCCCCAATATCACTATTTGGAAGTTCAATTAAACACGGAAATATGATTCGTCTTGAAATTTCACATGGAAAATATGAACGTGGAATCAACCATGACTATTATTATAAAAAAGGACGGATTTGTGAGGCGGACTTATCTATGGTACAGTTTGCCGAAATAATGACTTCTATTGGAAATGGTGATGGAATCCCGTGTACAATACGTTTTACTGAAAGAGATGGATATATGCCACACATAGAGTATGTGAACAAAGTGGAGCAGTATAAAAGTGAGTTCAGAAACCAGTTATCAGATGTTGAGAAGTCTGTTGACGAAGCGTATTCAGCAATGAAAGAATTATTTGATACAAAGAAAACTCTTAATAAAGCTGATAAAGAAAAAATTTTGAACTTACTCAATAAGGCAAAAATGGATATAGGGTGTAATGCAGAGTATGTCCTGGATAGTTTCGGTGAGCAAATGGAAAAGACAGTAAAAGAAGCACGAGGCGAAATCGAAGCGTTTATGCAAAATAAAATGAATAGCATTGCAATGGCTGCGATCAATAAATCCACCAATCAGGATAAGGTATCTATAGAAGAGGTTGTAAAAATTGAGTAGGGAATATATATCTATTGCTGACCGTGAATATGGATTACGGCGACTTAAACGAAAAGTAGAACGATTAAAGAAGAAACTGAAAAGACTCAATGAACTTAATGAAATTAAATCGTTGTCTTTACATGGCACAGAAGAGTTGGGTAGAATAAATGAAACGATATATATTTACGAAGATCTGATTGACCTGTGAGAGAATTGAAAAGATATGAAACGAAATAATCAGTTTTGGCATTTAAAGTTTGTCGATGATTACGATAGAACAAAAGAAACATTTCGAGAATACAGAAATAATCGTAAATTATATTATGACTATGATAAGAAAATATGGGTACATCGTGCAGAATATACAGGTAGTTACTATCCGGCAACATTCCCTTGTGGAAGTTATAAAGCTGCATTACGGCATTTGAGAAAGCATGATGAGATACCAAAGGGTACACGATTTGTTTTAGTTAGTCGTTTTGTTGGTGGTGATAGAGTTTTAATTAAGAGGTAGAACATGAGAACGAATGATATTTTATTAGATGGATTTAATGATATCCGCACACTTCAAAGATATCTTTATATGTCAGATGAACATTATATTGAAATAGAAAATGTCATTGGAGTGAAACTGAGAATTAGAATGGGAGAAAACTTACATTATTATTGTAAAAACATGAATTTCCCAGATTTGCCAGATGCATGTTTTTCGGAGTCAATGACGAATAAAACTATGTTGGGTATTATTGACCAGTTGAAAGAAAATCCGGCAACTGAATACCCAAACAGTTTTAAGAATAGATGGGATGAGATAGTATCAATAACATCTGCAAACGTAGCTCAGAACGAATATAAATGGGCGAATGGAAGATACAGAGGGAGTGTGTAAGATGAAAGACATTAAAATGCCAGAAAATGTAAAAATGATTCTTGATAAATTATCAAGTGAAGGGCATGAAGCTGTTATAATTGGTGGTTGCGTGCGTGATTCTATCATGGGGAATGAACCGCATGATTGGGATATTGCAACATCAGCTAAACCAGAAGAAATAATGGAAATATTCAAGGATTTCCGTCTTATGACTGCTGGCTTAAAACATGGCACTGTGACAGTGATCATTAACCATGAACCATATGAGATAACCACATATAGAGTTGATGGGAAATATACGGATTTTCGCCGTCCTGATACAGTAAATTTTACGAGCGATTTGGCTGAAGATGTTTTACGCCGGGATTTTACCATAAATGCTATAGCCTATGATGGGGAGAAAATCATAGACTTACATAATGGCATCGGTGATATAGAACAGGGAATTATTCGTTGTGTAGGAAACCCAGATGACAGATTTCAGGAAGATCCCCTTCGTATTCTTCGGGCTTTAAGATTTGCTGTTAAGTTCAAATTCCAGATCGAAGAAAACACTGCAGCGGCTATGAGGCGACATATGAAATTACTCGATCATATTGCGATTGAAAGAAAACAGAATGAATTTACAAAGACCATTTGTACAGATAGTATTAAAGGTAACTTTGAGCTTTTAAAAAGATACCAGGATATTTTAAGTTACGTTATGTCTGATATTGCTGATATAACAGAGTGGAATAAAACCGTAGATATGGTTCGAGACTGTAATGGGCTATGCGAAAAGTTGGCAATTTTAATTGATATGGCTAAAGTAGAAAGCTATCATAACGTGGTTGGTATTCTTATGAGATACCCAAACAAGGTTTCAAAATCTGTTTGCAATATTATGGAATGTCGGAAGGAGCTTATAACAGACTCCGTTGAGAATGCGAGACATTTGCTATCAAAGTATTCAAAAGAGGATATAATTAAAACCATCAATTATAAGCTGGCAAAAATAATATCTGATGAAAGTGCAGATGAAGCAATGATGCTATGCTTGTATAAAGCACAGGATACAATCGAAGAAGTGTACTCTAATCCAGAAAAGTATTGCTATGATTTGAAAGACTTAGATATAAATGGACACGATTTAAAGGGTATTGGTGTTCCAGACGTTGAAATTAGCCATTATCTGTGGGAGCTTTTGCAGCTTGTGATTACAGGGGCAGTGGAAAATAATAATGAAAAGTTAATCCAAGTAGCAAAAATTTCAAGATTTTAGGTTTATCCTATTGACGGCGATTGACGTTGATAGTATAATTCAAACATACGTTCGATTAAGAAAATTTCGCTACCGTTTGGATTTTGTCGATGAAAGGGGAAAATATCAATGAAATTCAACCATAAAGAAACTGTATATGAAGTAGATGTTGATAAGGTTTTTACAGAAGCTACAGGAGATGATTTTGTAGATTTTGTGGATGCTATGGGTGTAATGGTACATACTTTATCTAATCTCGATAATTCCAACGTTGCAATCGTGTATAACGATGCAGAGGACGTAGTTACCGTATATATTTCAAACGAGGAAGAGGATTATTATACTTCCATTGATGAAAAGAATCTTGATCTGGCAGCAGAAGAAAGGCGCATTATTGTAGAAAAACTCAGTACAATTTGACGATTATTGGAAGAAGATTAAAATAAATGCAATTCGTGATTTCGTGTTGACATTTCTGAAAAAATATGGTATCTTTATAATATCAAATAGGAGAGAAAGGGGTAAACAACATGAAATCAACGGATAGCAGATATATTTTAATTGAAAAAATAAATGAATTTATTACAAATTCAAGTCCAGCAAAAATTAAAGAATTTCAGGAAGAAGTTATGCATGATGGGAAAATCACTACTGGTAATTTTTTCAAAATGTTATCCGGGAGATATCCCCTGGATGAAGCAAGTGATGCTGAATTATACTGGATTTTAAACGCAGTTTCAAAAGTATCTAAGAGAATTGGCAAATTGGAAGATTATTTTGAGGATGCCGAAATTTCCAACTATAAATTTTATGATAATACAGAAGATGAAGGAAATAAATACAAAAATGGAATTGTATTTCATCATGTACAAAAACTTGCAGATAACCAGTATATGTTTCCATTAAGTGTAAAAGATATAAAGGCATTGAAAAATGCCAACAAACTGCAGATTATTCCTGAATTGCAGCGAAATTATACTAAAGATAAATATGGCGATTTAAAAACAAAAGTGAATCGTAAGAATGCACAGGAAATCGCAGATCTTATTAATAATGGCGAGTTTTTCTTCAATGGTATTCGTTTTAATTTGATGGACGATGGAGAAGCCGATCCACCGGTTTATGATGAAGATACCGAAACATTAACAATCACATCTGGAACAATTATCGTACCAGATGGAAACCATCGTTCTATTGCCTGTGAATTATCGACCAAACATCAAAATGATAAATTTGGTGTATTTTTCACATACCTGAATGCGACAGATACGAGAAGAGTTCTCAATCAGGAGTGGACAACAGTGCCAATCCCGAAACGCCATAGAGAAGCAATGAAAATGACTGTGCAGAACAAGATTGTTGATGCAATAATGCGTAGCCATGATGCAGATGAATTGTATACAAAGAATATTGTAAAAGATGGTTCTGAAATCAGAATTGGACATGGCTTTATTCTTTATACAGAGTTTGCAGATTCTATTGCAGAATATTACGATATGGGCAGTTTAAAAACAAAGGCAGATCAGGATGAATTGAGAGACTGGCTGATTACATTTATGAATTATCTCACTAAAATCATGTATGATGATTTTTCAAATTACATGAAAGTAAAAAGAAACTCATGGTCAGTTCACTTCTTCGCAATTCATTATTACATGATGATTAGTAGCCATTTAAGGGGGAATCTTGAGTGGAGAAAGCATCTTGATAGAATAATTTCTGACACAAATTTCAATGATATGACTATAAGAGATTATTGTGTAAAAAATAATCGTAGAGGATTCCATATGTTCTGTAAGGAGAAGGAGGAAACTATATGTACAATGCTGAAGTAAAAAAATCATTCTTGAATACAATAGTCAACGAAAATTCTTACAAAACATGTATGACAATTTTTAATAAGATTGAAGAAATGGAATCAACATTTGGTAAAGATATTTGTGAAATGAGCGTTGACGAAATAATGACTGTTCTTGATTTAAACACCGGAACTCGTTTTACAAATGGGATACAGATGATCAGTATATTAAAAAGCTATGTTGATTGGTGCATCCAAAACGGTAAAATTGTAGGTGAAAACAATTTTGAAAAAATCGACTATAAAGAAATCGACCAGTCAATGAGCATGAAAACCAGCTATCTAAAAGACGAGCAGGAGTTCGAGGATATTTGTGCTGCTATTTTTAAAAGAGATGCATTTTATATTGAAGGTGTTCAAATTCCAAGAGAACTTATATTGCGTTTATGTTTTTATGCTGAAATGGATACAAAAGAAATCGTACTGATTGAAAAAGAGCAGGTTGATTTTGAAAATAAGGTCATTTTAAGTCCAGTTCGTCCTGGAGTAAAATATTGCGTAGATGACAAAATTTTGAAATTGTGCCGTTTCTGTATAGATATGACAGCGGTAGAAAGCCAAAAAGGGTTTGATGAACCGGTTTGTAATAATAAATACCTCTTCAGATCAAGAAAATGTTCTTTACGTTACGGGAAAACAGAAGATACACCGATGAATCCAATGTTCATCACAAGATCCATTACGCAGATCAGCAGAGACTACTATGAATCTACAGATATATACAAAGAAATTACACAGAAAAAGTTAGCTGATTCGCATAGATTTATTAGAATCCATAATTCTAGTAATCCGGAAATGTACATTAAGACTGTAATAAGAGATGAAATTCTCACACAGAAACCAGATATCAATAAGAAAAACTTGAACAATCAAATTTTTAAGTTGGAAAAATTATATAAATCCTGGGTAAAAGCGTTGTTCTAAATATAGGGTGGGAGTGATCTCGCCCTAGTAAAATAAGATAGTAGAATAAAATAATTATTTGCATTAAAACACTTGACAAAAGTGAATTTATATGATAATATATAATTGCTCAAGAGAGAACAAAAGAAATAAAAAAATAAGTCAGGATAGCTTAAATGGTAGAGTGCATAAAAGAACAAAGGCGCTTAGAACAAGCACTGACAGCAAATTCTAATAAGATGATGTTGTGGGTTCGAGTCCCACTCCTGACATTTGGTGAAAGCCTTAGACACATGCAGCAATTAAAAAAATGGATAAAGCAAAAATTTTAAAGATTTAAGTGAAGTGGTTCAAATCCACAAAATAAAGTGTCTAGTAATTGAATATGGGACTGATCCGGTGATACTTTTCAAAGGTGCATTGTGGTGGGAAGCACATACAGCAATTTTACATAAAAGGAAACTCTGCAAAAGTTTTAGTTACGGTTCGACTCCGTACAGTCTCACAGTTCCCACCGATTACTTATAAAATAAGTAGAATAAAATAATGAAAATATGCTGTCATAGCTCAATGGGTAGAGCAACGTAAAATCAACCAATGTGTTTTGTATAAGACATATACAGCAATTTTAACGATAGCCTGTTAAGCCGTAGGTTCTTGGTTCGAGTCCAAGTGACAGCGTTATTGTGGTAGACAAGTGGTAAGTCAGTGGCTTTTAAAGTGTGTTTAGGGAAACACAGACAGCAATGTTAAAATCCCAGCCGCTATCGTGAGTTCGATCCTCACCCACACTTTGAATTATCAGACATGTATCTGGCGAGAAGATACAAGGATGGGCGCACATCTGTTTGATAATTTACATTATCTGAATTAATACCTCTTCTGCTGTTGGTTCTTTGTTCAGATGGTGAAACTTTTGGGACTATCTGGAGATGTTATAGCAGATAGCATCTGTTAGCTCAAAAAATGCTTTTGGGAAGTTGGAGTGTGGCGAAAGCCTTATAACAAAAGCAGTGTACACAATTAAGGAAACAAACAATCAATAAATTAAATTTGTTACATTTTTTAATGACACTAGAAAGACAGAAAAGTTCGGGCGTAGCTCAGTTGGGAGAGCGTGGGGCATGTAACCCTGAAGGTCATAGGTTCGAGTCCTATCGTCCGATTAGGCAAGTGGCGGAGTGGTAGACGCAACGACATATTTTATACACATGTGCTTAGTTATTAGCACAAGCAGCAATTAACTTTCGTAGAAAATTCAGGGAGTCGTTTTACGCAGGTTCGATTCCTGCCTTGCCTACTAGCACCATGAAGTATGCAACTTTGTTTAGTTGGAAGTAAGAGAATATCGCACCGCAGAAATCGTATGTTTTGTGTAATTAAGCGAAAAGGTATTATGAAAGGCTAATCCATTGGAGGTCGTGCATGGCTTCGCTTTATGGTGCAACCAGGATCATTAGCTCAGTTGGCTAGAGCAACCGGCTCATAACCGGGCGGTCTAGGGTTCGAGTCCCTAATGATCCACTTCTAACAGTACCCAAGAGGTTATAAGGGGCAAACGAGAGTTTGTAGGCAGAAGAAGTCAAATAATAAGCCGGAATAAAATTGATGAAGATTTTGTGCGTGGGTTCAAATCCCACCTGTTAGATTTAGACATTCACAGCAAATATTATTGGGAATACCAGCGGATTGTAAATCTGTTATATAAAATGTCTAGGAAATGTACACGTAGCTCAGTTGGGAGAGCATCTGATAAGAACATATTATGAGACTTGATATGATAGTCTCTTACAGCAACTATCAAGAGGAAAACACAACCAGATAGTCGCAAGTTCGAGTCTTGCCGTGTACATTCTAATTTTTACTTTAAGTAGAATAAAATAATTATCTGCAAGCATAATAATTTGAATTAGGAGGAAACCAATATGGGTTTTATGGATTCTGTAGAGAAAGAACTACTGAATGGGGACGCAAACAGAAGCCGTACTGAAAACGGTGCGTTAGGTTATAGAACAACCGGGAAAAATCTGCTTGATCTGAATTTCCAGACCTCTTCATTAAGAAAGAAACAACCGGATGAAATTGTTGGCAAATATGTTGACGCTTTTCTGGACAATAAACTTTATGCTCTGAAATGGCTTTTCTATCTGCGTGATGCAAGAGAAGGTCTTGGAGAGAGAAGAAGTTTCCGTATCATTATGAACCATCTGGCAAAAACCGAGCCGAACATTGCAAAAGCACTTGTGACGCTTATTCCGGAGTATGGCAGATATGACGATTTGATGTGTCTGTTCGGAACAGAATGTGAAGTTTTTGCGTTGGCTGTTATCAAAGAACAGTTAAACAAAGACTTGGAAGATATGAAAGCAAACAAGCCCATTTCATTACTTGGAAAATGGCTGCCGAGCTGCAATGCATCTTCCAAAGAAACGAGGGAAAAAGGGCTTCTCATTAGCAAGTATCTGGGATTGAATGAAAAAGGTTACAGAAAGGTGCTGTCAGAGCTGCGTAAATACCTCAAAGTAGTTGAGCGTCAGATGTCAGCGAAAGAGTGGGACAAAATCAACTATGAGGCTGTTCCGTCAAGAGCAAATCTGAATTACAACGGTGCATTTCTTAGAAATGACGAGGAAAGACGTAGAGCATATCTGGAAAGCCTGAAAAAAGGCGAAGCAAAGATCAATGCATCTGTCCTTTTCCCACATGACATTGTAAACAAGTACAGAGTTAGCCGTTACAGTTACAGCTCAGATGTAGGCAAAAAAGACGATACACTGGAAGCATTATGGAAAGCACTTCCTGATTTAGTTGAAGAAAATCCTTCAACAATGGTAATCAGAGATGGTTCTGGAAGTATGTGCTGCACAGTAGATCCAAACAGCAGTGTAACAGCTATGGACGTGTCAACAGCATTAGCAATTTATTTTGCCGAAAGATCTTCTGGTGAGTTTAAAGATAAGTACATCACATTTGGGAGCAGACCAAAAGTGGTAGATCTTACCGGAATGAACTCACTGAGAGACAAGCTCATTCGATCCTATAAAGAGGCTGACTGTTCAAACACGAATATCGAAGCGACATTTAACCTGATTCTCAATGTAGCAATCAAAGGGAAAATGAAGCAGGAAGATATGCCACAGAATATCCTTATCGTAAGTGATATGGAATTTGACTGGGCTACATATGGAAGAACAGATCAGACACTTTTCAATAAAATCGCTGAGAAATTTGCAGCACACGGTTACAAGATGCCACGCCTGGTATTCTGGAATGTAAATTCAAGAACCGGCACAATTCCTGTAAAGGAAAATGAACTTGGTGTAGCACTTGTTTCCGGCTTCTCAGTGAATGTTGTGAAAATGGTACTCAGCGGTGAACTTGATCCGTACAAGTGCCTGACAGAACAGCTTGATTCCGAGAGATACGCTCCGGTAGAAGCTGCGGTCAAAGATTTATTATAAAACAAAAGTTTATACGGTGACATAAACAGCCAAAGGCTAGAATGTCCATGTGAGACACATACAGCAAACCTAATTCTGCATTCAACTTTTAATTGAACGAGCAAAATAAGTGTCTCGAAAACGTATATTTCTTAATGTTGGTGGAACGTGATAGTTCCATTGAGCATTACCTTCCACCAATTTAAAAATAAATATTTTCGAGATAGTGAGGAATTATGAGGAAGTTAGCAACAATCAGAACGATTGCTGAAATCCGACCAATTCCGGAAGCAGACAGAATTGAGGTAGCACAGATTGACGGATGGGAAGTAGTTATCTCCAAAAAAGATAATTTTTCTCAGGGGGATAAAGTAGTTTACATCGAAATTGATAGTAAAATGCCAGCAACCCCAGAATATGAGTTCCTGAAGTCAAGAAAGTATGTTGTAAAGACCATCAAAATGCGTGGTCAAATCTCACAAGGACTTGTTTTGCCTTTGGATGTTTTGCCGCCTGGCAATTACAAAGTTGGTGATGATGTTACAGAAATCTTAGGTGTTACGAAGCATGATCCGGAAGCGGAACAGGAAAGTACAGTCATATCAGAAAACAAGAAGAAGTCTCGAAATCCAATTATCAAGTTTCTCATGCGGTTCAAATGGTTCAGAAAAATCTATCTGAAGCCATCCGTAAAAGATACATTCCCGAATTGGATTAAAAAGACAGACGAAGAAAGAATCCAGAACATGACAAGACTGTTTGAGAAGCTAAAAAGAGACAAAACAGTGTTGAGTGTGACGGAAAAGGTTGATGGCACTTCTGCCACATTTTTCTTAAAGAAAGTAGGAAAGAATAAATATGAGTTTGGAGTTTGCAGTCGAAACAAACGGCTTGTGACAGAGGACAATTCGTATTATTGGAATGTGGCGAGAAAGTTCAAAATCAAAGAAACATTACAGACGCTTATCGGTGGACTTGATTGGATTGTTCTTCAGGGAGAAATTACCGGAGAAGGAATCCAGGGAAACAAATATCCGATGGATGGCGGCGAAAGATTCTGGGCGTTCAATCTGATTTCACCAGAAGAAAAGCTCACAACAGAAGAGATGCAGAGAACCCTCCTGCATTATGGAATATACACGGTGCCGATTTTTGATGACAAATTTGTTATCCCGGAAGAGTGGGAAATTTCAGATCTGGTGCATTATGTACAGGGAAAATCACAGATTTATCCGAGAGAAAGAGAAGGTTGTGTATTCAGAAATGTTGAACAAAACATTTCTTTCAAATGCATAAATCCAGAGTTCTTAATTAAGAACGATCTGTAACAAAAGGAGAAAATAAAAGTGGACACAAGCGATTTCGCAAAACGAATGAAAGAGTATGAGGATGCAAGAAAAGATTACCTGACAAAGAGAGTCCCTGTGATGATCAGAATTGATGGTAAGGCATTCCATACATTCACAAGAGGTTTAGCAAGACCTTTTGATGGCATCTTAATCGAAGCAATGCAGAGGACAATGAAATACCTTTGTGAAAACATTTCCGGATGTGTACTTGGATATACGCAGAGTGATGAAATTACACTACTGCTGATTGATTATAAGTCAATGTCACAGGGAGCATGGTTTGGATATGTAAAACGTAAGGTTGAGACTATTTCCGCAAGCATGGCGACAATGGCGTTTAACAACTTCTATACTGACATTCTCAAAGAAAGAGTCAGAAGAGAACTTGGAGAGTGCCAGACAGAAGCAGACAAAAAGAAAGTAACAGACTATTATGCCAAATACGCAAGAAAATGTGGAAGGGCAATGTTTGACAGCCGGGCATGGAATATGCCGGAATTTGAAGTTATCAATGAGTTTATCTGGCGACAGAATGATTGTGTGAGAAATTCCATTCAGTCAGTTGCACAGGCAAACTTTTCAGCAAAACAGCTTGAACATAAGAACCGAAAAGAACTTATGGATATGCTCATGTTAAAGAAGGGTGTGAACTGGAATGATTACCCGATTCACCTCAAAAGAGGATCTTGCTGCATCAAAGTGCCGCATGTCTACAATGAGGGAACACCGGACGAGTTCACACGTAACAAGTGGGTTATTGACAAGGAAATCCCCACATTCACCAAAGATCGTGATTATATTGAAAAGCGGTTCAAAAGCATCCGCACAGTGACGAACAAAGTAGACCAGAAGTAAAAAATCCGGCTCGGTGATTATATTTTTCTATTGGTTGGTTAGTAGATAAAATCACGTTTTTATTTAGAAAATCAACCAATTTTATATAGATTATCAGAAATAAAATGAGAAAGCATAAGAAAGGAAACTTAAAATGGGAGAAGTAAAAATTACCGAAAAGTCCACAAAGGCACAGATTCTTGAAGCATACAACCAGCAGAAAGAAGAAATGAAAGCACTGAGAGCTATGAAGGACTCTCCGGTAGAAGCAGCAAAAGAAAAGGAATTAAAAGCATCTCTTGAAAATGCAGAAGTGGCAGCAAAGAATCCAGTATTTGCAGAGGCTATCGTAAAACAGTATGAAGATTTGAAACTTGCCACTCAGAAGAAGGGTGAAGAGCTGAAGGAACTGTATGGTATTGAGGCTGAGATGGGTGATCTGGCAGTTGCTATCAATACTCACAGAAGTAAAATGGCAAGTATGGACGAAGAATATCAGCAGAAGAAAACAGAACTTGATTCCGAGCTTGACAAAAAGCAGGCAGAAGTAAAAGAGCAGATCGCAGAACTGGACAAGAGTGTTCGTAAAGCAAAATCCGCAGCAGACGAAGAAATTGCAGAATACAATGCAGAGCTTCACAAAAAGAGAGTACGTGAGGCGGATGAATATAAATACAATGAGAAAATGAATCGTAGAATTGATGCTGATGAATGGGCTACTGAGAAAGCTCAGAGAGAGGCGGAAATCCAGGCACAGGAAGATGCTGTAAAAGCTAGAGAAGATGCAATTTCTGAAAAAGAAAATGAAATTCAGGAGATGAAAGAGCAGATTGAAGCATTTCCGGACAAGTTAGCTGAAGCGAAAGAAGAGGCAGCTAGGGAGGCAAAAGCTAAAGCCGATAAGAGTTTTGCTTTTGAGAAACGTTCTCTGGAATCAGACAAGAAACATGCAGAAGAAATGGCAGATGCAAAAATTGCTAATCTGGAAGCACAGGTCGTTGCGCTTAGAGAGGACAATGCAAAACTTTCTGAAAAACTGGATGATGCATACAAGAAGATGAACGATGTTGCAACCGCTACTGTTCAGGCTGGTGCTACAGTCAAAGTTGTTTCTTCAAATGACAAATAATTAAAATATCATAGGACAGTTACACGGATAGAAATATGGTAATTTGATTATGGCAGCTAAGACGTTTGACATTTATATGCTGTATCATAGAAACCTTGTGCTACCGACAGAAAAATTCTATGTGTATATACACAAAAATCCTCTAACACAAAAGATTTTTTATGTTGGATCAGCACAAGGGAATTGCATGAGGGCATATGAATTTAACAAGCACCGAAGTAAAAGTTGGAAGGATGAAGTGAAGTCCTTTGGCGGTATCTGCAATTTAATTGTGGAAATAGTGAAATATTGTGAAAATCCTATCGAAGCCCAAAAGATAGAGTTTAAGATGATATATGAATTGAAGAAAAAAGGTGAAGCATATTGCAACAATGAAGGTGATGTGACATTCCAGCGCAAATACCCGAAATTAAAATATCACCTATATTTGAATGATATTTATATATTCGTCACAAGAAAAACAGACTTGTATCTGTATTGTGCCGAAAACTACAACTTAAGTAGGCATATGGTAAATATGCTGATTGAAACCGAAGAATCGTATCGAGGTGCAAAAATAAAAGCCAGAGGACTTAAAATCATCCGAGAAGGAAAGGAACATATATGATGGAACTTATTTTGAAACTGTTAAAGAAACAGCCGGAAGTTGCTTTTGAAATTATACGTGGATATATAAATCAGTATAAGCCGGTAGCATATGGTTTAGCAAAAGAATATTTAAGCATTGCAAAAGATTATACTGAGTGTGATGAACTGTACAAGATTAAAGCAGCCAATAAGAAGAAAATGTTTGATGCTTACAAAGAAGCAGGATTCACAGACGATCAGGCACTTGCACTTATCCTGAATGATAATCTGCAGCTTATGAAGAATCTGAAAGAAATATCTGCGAACTCTTCCAATACTACTTATTCAGTTTCTTGCAAGTAGAACAAAATAAATATAAGCGAGGAAATAAATGGATTCAAAGAACTATTTTAGCGAACTCTACAATGTAGACGTATCAGAGAAAGTAAAAACGAAAAATGGACTCAACTATTTAAGTTGGAGTGCTGCATGGGCTGAAGTAAAGAAACGTCATCCAGATGCAGAATTTACCATTTACGAACAGGTAATGGATGAATTAGGAAACAAAAGACCTTGGTTTGTTGATCCAATCAGCAACACTTGCTGGGTTAAAACTGGAGTTAGAATCAATGGTATTGAGCATATTGAGGATCTTCCGATTATGAACTTCAAGAATAAGTCAATGACAAGTGCTGAAGTAACATCCATTGATGCAAATAAAGCAATTCAGCGTTCTCTTACAAAAGCGTGCGCCCGTCATGGTCTTGGACTCTATATTTACGAGGGTGAAGATCTTCCGGAAGAGGCGAAAGAAGAGAAGAAAAAACAGGAAAAAGCTAAGAGTGAACTGGATATTGCAAACGCAGAAGCATTCCAGTTAGCAAAGGAACTTTCAAAGGAACACAATACCGAAGTAGCGGCTATTTGTAAAAAATATACCACAAACGGTAATCCGAAAACAATCAAAGATATTGAATCTACAAAGGCTTTGATTGATGAATTAAATAAACTTAAATAATTATCTTACAAGGAGAAAAAATAGAATGAATAATGTTAGTTTAACAGGAAGATTAGCGAGAGATCCAGAGGTGCGTTACAGCCAGGGTGAAAATCAGACAGGAATTGCGAGATATACGCTTGCCGTATCTCGTCCGTTTAAAAGTGCTAATGGTGGACAGGACGCTGATTTCATTTCATGTGTGGCTTTTGGAAAGGCTGCTGAGTTTGCAGAGAAGTACATGAAACAGGGAATGATGTTTGCAGTTACCGGAAGAATCCAGACTGGAAGTTACGAAGGAAAAGACGGAAAGAAAGTGTACACGACAGACGTTGTTGTTGCTACCCAGGAATTTTGTGAGAAGAAAGGTGATTCTGCTGGAGCAGCAAGTACACCGGCAAGTAACACAAAATCAAAGTCAGCTAAAAAAGATGATGGATTTATGAATATTCCAGATGGTGCTGATGACGAATTACCATTTAACTAGGAGGAAGTATGGGCGAACCATCAACAACAAATATAGAAGAAAATAAAAAGCGTTTTCTCGATCTGGTTGGTTCGATTGGAAGAGATGGAATAAAAGAGCTTGTGGAGTTTTTGGAAAAATCAGATTTCTTCACAGCTCCGGCTTCCACAAGATTTCATGGTTCAATTCCTGGAGGTCTGGCAATGCACAGCTTAAATGTTTATGACATGTTCGAGCACAAATGCGAGTCCGAACCATTTAAAGATGTTTTAGCAGTAGTACCGGAAGATTCCAGGAAAATAATCACTCTTTTCCATGATTTGTGTAAGACCTTCATGTATGAGATTGATTATAAGAATAAGAAAATTTACAGCGACACCGGATCAAAGAAAGATGAGAAAGGTAGATTTGACTGGAAAGCAGTTGAATACTACACAGTAAATGATCGTGTTCCTTACGGACATGGTGAAAAGTCGGTGATGATGCTTGAAGAGTTTATCAAGTTACAGCCGATTGAAAGATATGCTATTAGATGGCATATGGGATTCACAGAGCCGAAAGAGAACTGGAACACACTTGGAACAGCAATAGAGAAATATCCAGTAATCTTAGCCCTGCATGAGTCTGACTTAGAGGCTACATATCTGCTTGAAAAGGATATGAAGTCAGAATGAGGAAAATTGAGGGAGAGCTTATGTTCTCCCTTTTTGTATAGAGAGGAACAAAACATGAAGCAATATAAGTGTGGTTATAGCCATTGCGCCCATGAGAACGGAATTGTTCTTGAAGGTGAGGCGGTAAAAATAAAAACACGAAGATGGCACAAAGATTGTTACGAGTTACAGGGACTTATTGCTGATATTGAAGAGGAATATATTCAGCATATTAGTCAGTCAGTTCCGGTAGCTTATCTGAGAAAAGTAATTAACGATATTGTATTTGGTAAAAAACTTGAAAATTCAAAGGTTGAGAAATGGAAGTCAAATCTTGAAGCCGGAAGATATCTGAGTTTTTGTATCAAATATGCCATTGAAGAAGGTATTCCATTAACACATCCACCGGGGCTTTATTATCTGATTGATAATGCAAAAGTCAAAAAAGCATACCAAAAAGAAGAAGAATTAAGAGTTCAGAAAGAAATGGCAGAGTCAATGAAGGACAGAAAAAGTTCCGCTGAAGTGCCAGTAAGTACACCAACGAAAACTCCAACATCTCAGGGAAGTACAATGGGATTTGGTAGTATTCTTAAAGGAGGAAAATAATGGATGAATTAGATGTATTGTGTGATACCCAAGCGGAAGCTGGTGTGATCGCCACATTGGTTCATCACCCGGAATTTATACTTCAAAGTGATTACTTGAAAGCCGGATATTTTTTTCATAAAGAAAATGGTTGTATCTATTGGGCTATTGACGAATTGTTTAAGTCTGGCGTAAAGGTTATTGATGCTTTTAACATCACAAATAAATTACAGTCAAATGCGGCAGTCAAGAAAAAGATGGATAGCGTGAACATGCCGGATATGGATGAATTTATTGACATGTGCGAAGATGCAGCCAGAACAACCATTGAAGAATACAATCTGCTTGTGGCACAAGTTGTTACAGCTTCATTCAAACGGGATCTTATCAAGCTGTTTGATCGTATGAAGAAAAAAATTCTTCAAACGCCAATGGAGCTAAATGATCTGAGTAATGATGTTTACACAGAGCTTGAAAAACTGACAAGCAGATATATTTTCGATAAGAACGTTTTGCGGTTCGGAGATAAAGCTAAAGATATTTACCAGGAAATCAAGAACAGACGTGGAGAAGGTGGGATTATTGGTATTCCGTCAAAATATGAAAAAATCGGACAATTTTTCTGCTATGAGAATGGCGAACTGGTAATGATTTCCGGACGGATGAAAATGGGTAAAAGTTCATTTATGCTCAACGAAGCGATGGACAAAATCAAGAGAGGCGTGCCAACAGTATATTTCGATACGGAAATGAATGATCGTCTGTTTTATGTGAGAATGATGGCTAACCTCACCGGAATACCACAAGACAAGATTAAAAAAGGTAATCTGCTCCCAGAAGAAGAAAAGATTATTGACGAAACAAATGAATGGCTTGCTGGAAAACCATTTGTACATATCTTTATTCCAAACGCCACAAATGAGGAACTGTATCTTATATGCAAATCTTTAAAATACAGTATGAATCTCCAGTTTGTAATTTATGACTATTTCAAAAGTGCCGAATCTGATTCTTCGGCACAGTACAATGATTTAGGAGCTAAGTGTGATTTTATGAAAAATAAAATTGCTGGAGATCTCGACCTTGCTGTGTTGGCAGGAGCGCAGCTCAACCGAAATGATGAAGTTGCCGATTCTGATAAACTGGAAAGATATGCAAGCGTGAGTGCTAAATGGAGGAAAAAAACATCGGAAGAAATTACCAATGATGGGAAAGATTGTGGCAACTATGCATTCAATGTAAAACTCAACAGATTAGGAGAAGGTATGTTCGATGATGAATATATCGACTTCAATTTTGACGGTGCGGTTATGCGGATTGATGAGGCAAAGCAACATACAGAAACAGAAGTACCATATTAAAGGCGGTTTTGGATGGAAGAGTATAGTGATGAACTTATCGAGGAAATTAAAGATAACATAGATATAGTTGATTTCATCGGGGAATATGTTGATTTAAGAAGAAAGGGCAGAGAATATTTTGGCAACTGTCCGTTTCATGAAGAACGTACAGGATCATTCAGTGTAACGCCCAGTAAAGGTATTTATTATTGTTTTGGTTGTAAAAAGGGTGGAGATGTCATTAGCTTTTGCCAAGACTATTTCGATATGTCTTACGATCAAGCAATAAAATATCTTGGCGGACAAGCTGGAATCAGTACGGTAAAAACAAAAGTTTCGCCAACTATGCTTTACCTGAAGAAATCAACCAGAAAGAAAAAGAAAAAACCTGTGCCAACGAAGCATGAGATTTTGAATAAAAAAATTCTTAATGACTTCGAGAAGCGCAGAATAAATAAATGGATTGAAGAAGGAATCCCACAATCAATCATGGATTGCTACGGTGTCATGTATGATCGAAAATCAAACAGGATTGTATATCCAGTTTATGATAATGCTGGTAATCTAATAAATATCAAAGGTAGGACACTCTTCGATAATTATAAAGAGTTCAATCCACCAATCCCGAAGTACATGAATTATTATCCAGTGGGGGACGTAGATTATTTTCAGGGCTTTTGCTTGAAGAAAGATATCCTTATGAAAAGTAAGGAAGTAATTATTTTTGAATCATTAAAATCAGTAATGAAGCTGGATAGTTTTGGAATGTTAAATTCAATTTCTTCTGAAACAAGCCAAATCAATATATTTCAGGTAAAAATATTGATACATATGCACTGTGATGTTGTTATTGCATTTGACAGTGATGTATCACTGGAAGAAATAAAGAAGAAAGAAACAATACAACTTCTATGTAGTTTCACAAACGTTTATGTAGTTTATGACAACAAAGGGTTACTTGGAGGAAAAGCAGAAAAGAATAGCCCTGTGGATAAAGGAAAGGAAATTTGGGATGAATTATACAAAAACCGAATAAAAATAGAGAGGTGAACGAATGTCAGAATACTCATTTCTGATAGATTCTATGGAGTGGTCTTTCAGCCGCTTAAATTCATTTTGTCAATGCAAGTATGAATGGTACTTGCAATATATTGAATCAGCAGTAGGACAAAATAATTTTTATGCCGAATTTGGAAAGTTTTGCCACACCATATTAGAAAAGTATGCTAAAGGGGAACTTAGTCTTTTTGAGTTGGCTGATTACTTTGATGCTCATTATGATGAAGAAGTTCCGTCAATGGTATATCACAAGACTGCAGACATCCGGCAGAATTACCGGGACAAAGCAGTTGAATATTTTGAAAATATTGACCTTGACCTTGGGAAATATGAAATTCTGGGAATTGAAAAAAAATGTAATTTTACGGTTGGTGGTAAACCATTTGTCGGTTACATAGATTTACTTCTCAGAGATAAAAAGACTGGCGGAATAATAATTTTAGATCATAAATCTTCAGAATATCCGTTAGGCAAAAGAGGACAGGTCTTAAAGTCAGAAGAAAAGAAGTTCAAATCATATAAGCGGCAGCTATATTTGTATGCAATTCAAGTTTACAACGAATATGGGGTTTATCCGGAAAAAGTTGGCTGGAATTACTTCAAGAATAGAAAATGGCTGTTCCTTGATTTTGACAAGGCAGATTATGACGAAGCACAGAACTGGGCTTTAAGTACGATAGCAGAGATAAACGAAGAGGAAAAATTTAATCCAAATGTTGATTTCTACTACTGCCATAACCTTTGCAGATACAGAAACTCTTATTGTGAGTATAAGAACTACTAGGGGGGGTGCTGCATTTGCAACAGGTAGACTTAAATTATGTCGTATACCACCTTCATAGTGATCTTTCCAATGGAGTAACAAATGTTGATAGTGTTACAAAATTCAAAGAATACGTCCAGAAAGCTAAAGAGCTTGGAATGAAAGCAATGGCATTCTCTGAGCATGGATCTGTTTTTGAGTGGTATCACAAGAAAGAAGCTATTGAAGAAGCTGGAATGAAATACATCCATGCAGTAGAAGCATATGTCACAGAAGATAACGATAGTGACCATAAGAAAGTTAAAACAACGTACAGTGCATTAGATTTAATTGTATCTGGGACATCTAAAAAAGATGTAAGTGTTACTTTTGAAAAATATTGGCAACGCGAAGATGGAATGTGGCTTGCCGAACGTATGGATGGTAAAACTACAGCTATTGATCCGGACACAATAATAATCAAAGAAGAAAAGGTAATAAAAACCAGAGATAATTACCACTGTGTTCTTATTGCTAAAAACCTTGATGGTGTTCATGAAATAAATAAGCTGGTTTCAAAATCATTCCAGAGAAATGATAACCATTTTTACTACATGCCACGTATTTATTTGGATGACATTATAAATACCTCAGACAATGTAATAATCACGACAGCATGTTTGGGTGGCATATTAGCAAAAGGAACAGAGGAAGTCAAAGATAGATTCTTAGATTTCCTTGTGAAAAATAAACATCGCTGCTATTTAGAGATTCAACATCATAATGTAGAAGATCAGATTACATATAACCAGCAGTTGTATGAATTAAGTAAAAAGTATGGGATTCCACTGATTGCTGGTACTGATACTCATGCATTGAACGAAGCTCACATGGAAGGGCGAAAAATCCTTCAGTTAAGCAAAGGTGTGCATTTTGCAGAGGAAGATGCTTGGGATTTGACATTAAAATCTTATCTTGAATTGTGTAAAGCCTATAAAATACAAAACTCTCTTCCAGAAGAAGTGTGGCGAGAAGCAATCGCCGAGACTTGCCGCATGGCAGATAGAGTTGAAGAGTTTACACTTGATAAGAATACCAAATATCCAAAAATTTACGATCATCCTTTGCAGACATACAAGAATAAAATAAATGACGCTTATAAAAAGCATCCATATGTTAGAAAGAGATATAAACCGTCAGAGATAAATCCCATTATCAGAGAAGAGGTTGAAGTATACGACAAGACAAAATCTATTGACTTCATGCTTCTTCAAACATATCTGAGAGAGTGGGAGAAAAAACATGACATAGATTGTGGATATGGTCGTGGATCTGTATCTGGTAGTGAAGTTGCATATATTCTTGGCATTACTCAGATGGACAGTAAAAAATTTGGATTGAATTTCTTCCGTTTTATGAATCCATCTCGTGTGACAAATGCTGATATTGATACAGATTATTCTTCCAAAGATAGAGATATCATTAAGCAATTTATTCTTAGAGATCACATGGATCTCCCAAACATTCGGGCAAGTGAAATTATCACATTCAACACGATTGCACTAAAAGGGGCAATTAAAGACGTAGGAAGGGCATTGAGAATGTCTATCGTTGAAACTGGTGCAATTTCAGAAGCAGTGTATCTTGACGAAAATAATAAATGGGTTATTGATGATGCCTTCAGAAAACGCTATCCAGAACTTTTCAAATATGTTGACATTGTAAATGGAACAATTGTATCTATTGGATCTCACCCTTCCGGTGTGTTGGTAAGTGATTTGGATATTGAGGAAGAAGTAGGAATGTGTAGTCTTGCAACTTCTGATTATCCAGTATCAATGCTGAACATGAAGGAACTTGATGCACTTATGTATGTCAAGTTGGACATTCTTGGGCTTGATAATGTTGGTGTAATCAATGAGACTTGCAAACTTGCTGGAATCGAAAGATTGACACCAGATAACACCGATTTGGATGATGAAGAGGTCTGGAGAGACATACGAGAAGATACGACACTGATATTCCAGTGGGAGAGTGCTTCAGCACAATCGTATTTAAAACGTTTTATGTCAGATGAAACAATCGCTATTGCAAAAGAACATAACAAAGGGTTCTCATATATTAAATGGTTCTCGTTTGGAAATGGTCTTTTACGACCTGGTTGTGCAAGTTTCCGTGATGATGTCGCAGATGGAAATGTTCTTATAACTGGATTTAAAGAACTTGATGAATTTCTTTCTGTTACTTCTGGACGAATCACTATGCAGGAAGATATTATGCGATTTCTTGTAAGATTTTGTGGATATTCAGATGCAGAATCAGATACAGTACGGCGTGGTATTGCAAAGAAATATGGAACTGAAAAATTCATTGATGAAATTCACGACAGATTTCTAAGCTATTCCAATGAAACTTACGGAGAACCAATAGAATCATTGGAAGAGATTTTCCCACCTATTAAACAAGGTATATTGGATGCAACCAGATATGCGTTCTCTTGGAATCACTCAGATGCTTATTCTTGTATTGGTTATATTTGTGGGTATTTGAGGCATTATTATCCACTAGAATTTTTGACTGCTGCATTAAATATATTCGAGGGAAAAGAAGAGAAAACCTTGAATATTACGAACTATACCAGGAAAAAGGGAATTACAGTTGAAGGAATTAAATTCCGCCATTCAACAAGTGATTATACTTTTGATAAGGAACGGAATGTGATTTACAAAGGTATTGCTTCTATTAAGTACCTCAACAGTAAAGTGGCAGATGCTTTTCAATCCATTAAGGATATGCAGTTTAAAGACTTTATTGATTTGTTGGCTGTTAAGAAAGAGAAAGGATTGCCGGTAAACTCTAAACAAATGAAAATTCTGATTGAGCTTGGATTTTTTGAAGAGTTTGGAGAAGTGAAATACCTTTTGAAACAGCATGACTTTTTTGAAGAACTTTACGGCAAAAAGCAAATGAAAAAGGATAAAGCTGAGAAACTTGGCATTCCTCTTGAATTGGTAAGAAAAAATGCTGAGAAGGAAAGTGAAAAAACATTTACAAAGGTTAATATGAACGGACTGCTGCATGATTTTGTTGCAGTAATGCCATATGAGAGAACAACTTTTGTGGATAAAGTAGGATATCAGATCAACGACTTAGGTTATGTCGATATTGTGAGTCAGGACTATAAGGGATATGTCGTTGTAATGGATGTAGAAACTAAGTACACACCAAAACTAAAGGTTTATGCACTTGCAAATGGTAACACCATTACTGTCAAAGTTGCGAAAAAAGATTTTAATAAAAACCCACTCCAGAAGGGAGATGTGGTTAGAGTAACCAACCAAAAGAAAAAAGCAAGGGTAAAAATGTCACCCGATGGCAAATTTGTCCCTGTTGAAAATGAGTTTGATTGGTGGCTTACGAAATATGATGTTATAGGAAGTAGATAATGTTATTTGGAAAGTATAAATATACTGATTCCGAGGAAAGGGAATTGCTGGATTCCATTGTTATATTGGTTGATACCAGAGAAAAGGTGAATGATCACATTACTGATTACTTTGATAAGCACCATATACCGTATAAGAAGAAAGCACTGAAAAACGGTGATTACAGCTTTTTTGTTCCACAGAATGAGAAGTTGGGGATTTATCGTGATACCTATTTCCACGATGATATTTTTGTAGAAAGAAAAGCAAGCCTGGAAGAATTATCAGGAAATCTTTCTACGAAACGTGCGGATTTTGAGGAAGAGCTAGCAGTTGCCAAAGCTCACAAGAAATATCTGCTTATAGAAAATGCCAATTATGAGGACATTGTGAATGGTAAATACAATACACAATATAACAAGAAAAGTTATCTTGGAAGTATTCACAGCTTCAATCATAAATATGATCTTGAAATTGTGTTTATGCCTGACAGCACATATAGTCCAATTTTCATCTATGGTGTTATGCAGTATTATCTCCGAAATCTGATTAGATAAGTAGATGGGGGAGGTTTAAACTCCCCCTATTGTTGCATAAAATAAACGAAAGGATAAAAGATAAAATGGCTACTAATGACCAAATCACAAGAATCAAGTATCTTACAAAGATTCTGAATAAGTATCGTGATGAATATTACAATGAATCTCGCCCATCTGTGGATGACACTACATATGATTCCATGATGGATGAATTAAAAGATCTTGAAGATAAAGCAGACTTCCATTGTGCCAATAGTCCAAACTATACAGTTGGATATGTGGTTAATTCAGAGCTACCTAAATTCAAACATAGTTATCCATTACTCAGTCTTGATAAGACAAAGGATAGAGCAGTGGCGGCAAACTTTGCAAAAGGTAGAAAAGCTCTCTTAATGCACAAATTGGACGGACTTACTATCTGTCTGATTTACGAAAATGGAGAGCTTGTTTCTGCAAGCACAAGAGGGAATGGAGAAGAAGGAAGCCTCATTACGGATAATGCTAGAACCTTTATGAATATTCCGCAGAAAATCCCGTATAAAGGTCATCTAAAGGTTACTGGCGAAGGAATTATTCACAGAGATGATTTTGAAAAGATAAATGAAAAATTACCGGAAGAAGATAGATACAAAACACCACGAAATCTTGCTGGTGGATCAGTACAGCAGTTAAATTCTGAAATATGCTCAAAGAGAAAAGTGTGTTTTTATGCATTTAATGTGTTGGAGGGATTTGATGAAATCAATTCACTTTCTGGCAGATTGTATGCAGTAAACAATCTGGGATTTGATATTTGTACATTCTTTGAATACGATGTGGCACAACATGATTTTGTGGTATTCAACAATTTTGTGAATGAGTTGGTTGATATTGCAGAGGAAACAAAAACCCCGATTGATGGAATCGTTATTATGTACGATGACATTGCTTATGGTAAAAGTCTTGGTAAAACGGGACATCATTATCGTAATGGGTTAGCACTGAAATTCAAAGAAGAAGAGGAAGAAACGACAATAACCAATATTGAGTGGCAAGTTGGTAGAACCGGAAAGATAACGCCAGTGGCAGTCTTTAAGCCAGTCATATTGGATAACACCACAGTCTCAAAAGCGTCATTACATAATATCAACACTATGCAAAAACTAAAAATCAGACCATATGCAACAGTTACAGTTGTCAAATCAAATGAAATTATTCCTCAGATTATCAAATGTATCGGCGGCACATCGTATGAGTTTGAGATCCCGAGAGCTTGCCCGGTGTGTGGTGGAATAACTACCTTTGCAGGGGACGGAGAAACAATAAACATTTATTGCAAAAATCCAAATTGCCCGGCTCAGAGCATTAGAGGATTATCATATTTTGCCTCAAAAGACGGCATGAATATTGATGGACTTTCAGATAAAAAGATTGAGAAACTGGTCGATGCCGGAATTATCAGTAATCCGCTTGACATTTACAATCTGGATTTGCATAGGGTTGAGATTGTGGAATTTGAAGGAATGGGAGAGAAATCATTTGATAAACTTCTTTCATCCATTGAAAAAAGTAAAAATGTAAAGCTAGAAAATTTCATTGCTGCATTAGGCATTCCGAATGTGGCACTCAGCAAGGCAAAAATAATCAGCAGAGAGTTTAACGGCGATTGGAACAAATTTGAGGCAGCAGTTATTTCCGGATTTGATTTTACACAGCTTGACACGTTCGGCGTTGAGATTAACAAGAGTATTTACAAGTATTTCAAAGAAGTGTTCTTTGCCAATGACATATATAAAGAACTTGTATCTCTTATGAAATTTCAGGTGCAACAAGTATCAGACGAGCCACAAATTTTTAAAGATATGATTTTTGCCATTACTGGAAATGTTCACATTTTCGCAAGTAGAAAAGAAATTCAGAAGAAAATTGAATCTTTGGGCGGTAAAGTGGCAGGAAGTGTTTCAAAGAAAACGGCATACCTTATAAACAATGATATAGAAAGTTCTTCCAGTAAAAATAAAGATGCAAAGAAAAATGGTGTACCTATTATTACAGAGGAAGAATTTTTAAAACTGTTAAGCTGAATAAAATAAAGGATGATATAAATATGAATGAACATATAGCTGAATTATTCGATAAATATTGTACAGCCCGTGACTGTGATACTTGCAAATATAACAAAGATAAAAGAGTAGTTTCGGGCGAAATACCTTGCAATAAGGCGTATGAGGATGATTTGATTACCGTAAAAGATATGCAAAATAAAGGAGATTACGAATATGAAGATGATTGAAATTGATTTGAATATTATGAGCGCACCACAGAGCTACTATCTGGCACAGGGGATTTCAAAAGACCTCAATTTTTCCACAGGACTTCCGGCACTCTTTGAAAGAATGTATGGAATGAAAGAGAAAATCGAGACATTTCGTGCCGATGAATACAGCGACAATACAGATATTGAACTTGGTGAAGCGGTTCTGATTGACAATGTTTTCAATCTGGTTGTAAAAGAAAGCAGCTACAATAAGCCGGATGCAGACAGACTTCTTGACGCTCTTACAGATATGAGAGATCAGATGGATGCAAAAATGATTAAGAAGCTGGCTATTCCGAAGATTTGCTGTGGTAGGAATGGTCTGGAATGGGATGATGTAAAAAGTGCATTGGAGTTTGTGTTTGATGATTCTGATGTGCAGATTCTTGTTTGTGTGCAGTAGGAGGTAAAAATGTCAGAGAAATCGCCAGTTTACCTTCTTATGGTAACGACAAACAATAATAACAAATACTACAGGATGATTCCACATGGCGATACTTTCGAGGTTGAATATGGACGTGTTGGTGCAACTTGCCAGCACGCTTCCTACTCAATTTCACAGTGGGATAAAAAATACAAAGAGAAAATCAAAAAGGGATATGTTGATCAAACGCATTTAGTCCAGGATCTTATTCAGAAAGAGCCGGTAAAATCCAACGATGGTTACAAAGAAATTGAAAATAAAGTAATTGCCGAAATTGTTCAAAGACTGCAGGATATGGCACGTCAGAAAATTCAGGCAAACTACAAAGTTTCTTCACAGCAAGTAACGCAAGCTATGGTAGATGAGGCACAGAATGTCATTGATGATCTTATGAGTAAAGAAACAGTAGAAGATTTCAATAATACACTTCTTACCTTATTTACTGTAATCCCACGAAAAATGGGAAACGTGAATGATTATCTTTCAAGGGGTAAAGATGACTTTGCAAAAATTCTAAAAGATGAACAGGATCTTCTTGACGTTATGAGAGGTCAAGTTGTTACACATACTGTTCAAAATGAGCCGGAAAAAGTAGAAGAAAATAATGAAGAAGCAATTATTGAAGCAATGGGACTGATTTTCGAGGAAGTTGATGCTTCAGAAGTGAAAATGATTAAAGGTAAGCTGGGCGAAATCAGCAACAGATTCCATAAAGCTTGGCGTGTCCGTAATATTCGCACTCAAAAGAGATTTGATGACTTTGTGAAAAAAGAAGGAATCAAGACAAGAAAATTACTATGGCATGGCAGCAGAAACGAAAACTGGTGGTCGATTATCAATACAGGGTTGGTACTTCGTCCGACTAATGCCGTGATAACTGGAAAAATGTTTGGATATGGTCTTTACTATGCACCGAAAGCTCAGAAATCAAAAGGATATACAAGCCTTGATGGATATTGGAGTGGACAGCATGAGAACTTCGGATTTATGGCACTTATGGACGTTTCCTATGGAAAACCATATGATGTATATTCATTCGACAGTAAATACTACGACTTCAATTATGAGCGACTGCAGAAAGCATGTCCTGGAGCAAACTGCTTACACGCCCACGCTGGAAGAATGTTGAGAAATGATGAAATTATCGTCTATAGAGAGGAACAGTGTACTATTAAATACCTTGTTGAATTGAGGTAAACAGAATGAAGAAAATAAAACAATTTATATGGTTTCTTGGAACTATTTTGTTTTTCGTTTGGTTGGCTGGTGGTGCATTAAGCATAACAGTTCTTCCGGTATATTTAATATATAGAATGGCTGTGGAGACAGGATTTCATCTATGGGAATTTATCAAAATATTAGGTGGTAGTCTAATTTGTTATTTTGGATTTTTTATGGTGACATTTGAACTATATGTATTGTTGATGTCACCAAATTGGCACACAGAATAATACTATATATAGATTTCATACATGATAAATAACTATATATTGTCTGTGAAATCTAAATAAAATTCTGTTTTTATTGCCTGTATCAACAATCCCCATATTATTACCATTCCTTTATGTATTTTCTTGCTTATTTATCTGATCTTTTATTATTCGTGATTTTCAAATGCCGTAGTTATGGCATTATAGCCACTATAATAAAAACAGAATTTACACGGAAGAAAGCCTTAAAATATTACAGGCACTTCCACTTGAACTGAAGATAAAAAAGACTGAAAACCGCATACGGGAATGGTATGAATATTATGGTGGAGAGGTTTATATAGCGTTTTCCGGTGGCAAAGACAGCACAGTATTACTTGATATAGCCAGACGGTTATATCCTGATATTGAAGCTGTCTATACGGACACTGGACTTGAATATCCAGAACTTCGTGAATTTGTAAAATCTATTGATAATGTTACTTGGTTACGACCAAAAGAAAATTTCAAAAAGGTTGTGCAAAAATATGGTTATCCGGTGATCAGTAAAGAGGTTGCAAATAAAGTCCACTATGCGAAGCCTGGAAATACCAGATGGCAGCAATTACATGGAGAGTACATAAATCCTAAAACGGGTGAACTTTCTACCCAGTATAATTTTAAAAAGTATGAATACTTACTTGATGCAGATTTCTTGATTTCTGATAAGTGTTGTACGATTATGAAAAAGAAGCCATCATTAGAATATGAAAAAGAAACAGGCAAGCATCCAATTTTAGGCTTAATGGCAGAAGAGAGCCATAAAAGGAAAAATGACTATATGAAAACTGGATGTAACGCTTTCAATAAAAAGCGTCCACAAAGTCAGCCTATGGGATTCTGGACTGAGCAAGATGTACTTGAATATTTGTACACGAAGAAAATTCCGTATGCTTCAGTTTATGGTGATGTTGTGTTTGAGAATGGGAAATATCACACGACAGGAGTGAGAAGGAGCGGCTGTATTTGGTGTGGATTTGGATGTCATCTTGAAAAAGAGCCAAATCGTTTCCAGATGCTTAAAAAGACTCATCCGAAACTTTGGAATTATTGTATGAAACCTATTGAAAATGGTGGATTAGGGATAAGACATGTGATGGACTATGTAGGGGTAGAAGTTGAGTAATATATTTTAAAGGAAATAATTTATACAAATGGAAGAAAAATGTGTAAAAAGATTTGATAAAGCAGAGGTGTGGCATTAACCGATTCATATATTCAAGAAGGAATAGACTACACTTCATTCCGTACAATAATTAGTCCGATAACAAAAATTGGAGTTAGAGGATTATATGTCATAAACAGTTACGATGATATTCGATGCCATAAAGATGCGTTAAAACATTATGGCAAAGTAGAATAAAATAAATATTGACACATCTAATAAAATATGCTATTATATGAGAGAATTGAGTGGGAGAAATCTCATTCAATCTTCTTACATTAAGATGAATAAAATAATTACTACAACCAAAGGAGAAAATATGGAATTAGCTAAAAATGAGACTAACCCAACTTACAAGGGGGGGCTAATTGAGCCAAGAATAAAGTGTGAGATTTTTCGTGATTCAATGCAGAATTACAAAAAGTATGGTATTCGACCTGCACAGCTTATCATAGCAGACGTACCATATAATGTGGGAAATAATTTTTACGGTTCAAACCCTATGTGGTATAAGGGCGGCGACAATAAGAATGGTGAGAGCAAGTTGGCTGGTAAATCAGCGTTTAACTCAGATTTCAATTTCAATCTTTACGAATACTTCCATTTTTGTTCAAAGATGTTGAAGAAAGAAGATAAAAAGAAATCTGTTCGTGGAAGAAGTAGTGATTCACCTTGTATGATCGTGTTCTGTTCGTTTGAGCAGATTCAAACGCTTATCAATGCAGCGGCGAAACATGGGTTCATCCATTACATACCGCTTGTATTTGTCAAGAACTACAGCCCACAGGTATTAAAAGCGAACATGAGAGTTGTAGGAGCTACCGAATATGCTTTGCTGTTATATAGAGACAGGCTTCCGAAGTTCCGCAATGGCGCACAATATGACGAGAACGGTAAAACAATTAGAGGAACTGGACATATGGTGTTCAACTGGTTTCCGTGGGAAAAAGATACAAAGGAAATCCCGAAGATTCATCCGGCACAGAAGCCAGTCGCACTTTTGAAGAAGCTGATTGAAACATTTACCGATCCAGGTGATGTTGTGATTGATCCTTGTTGTGGAAGTGGAAGTACACTGAGAGCAGCTTGTGAATTAGGAAGAAGTTCATACGGTTTTGAAATTGATCGAACATTTTATCAGAAAGCAAAAGATGAAATGTTAATTGATTATATTAAGTAGAATAAAATAAATATCAAAGGAGAATTGATATGGAAAGAAATAGATATTGGAGAAGAAAGAAAAACTTCTCAAAAGGACGAAGAAAGAAAAATATTGCGAAGTCGGCTTTTAACGGATGGTGGTACGAGCATGACGGACAGTATATCAAAGGTAAAATCCATTGTTCTTGTCCTTGTTGTAGTCCCAGAACAAATAATCGTGGTCGTTACGGTGCTGCGATGAACTGGAAGCATACAGATGCACAGAAAATTCTTTCTATGGATTCTCAGGAAGAAGATTTCATTGAAAATAAAGTAAGCTGATTGGAGGAATTGCTATGAGAATGATCAACACAAGCGAATGTGAAAAATGCGAACATGGCGAAATTGATGATGCCAACAAAGGACGGATCATAGTCCATTGCAAATCCAAAAACAAAGATTATCTTTACGGTGCATGTATTCCATGTGAGGAAGGAAACACAAATGGCAGAAGAAGCAAAAAATGATTACAGAGATAATATTGATGATGTGACAGTCTTGAGAATGGGCGAAATTCTTATTGCACAGGAAGATATTATTCAGCAAACGGCAACAGGAGAAAAGGAACTTATCAAGGCTGGAAGTAAAGGTGTCATCGGTGTAGACAAACTGCTACATCACTATAATGGCAGGATTTCACGGTTTGGTGATGACGTAGAAATCAAAGGGTATTGTGGAAGTGGTATTGCTCAGTATCTTTACGATTATTTAAGCAATAAACTTCCACTCGATGAAATGCTTGAAACCTATGAGATTACACCAGAAAACTTTATAGCTGAAATTACATTTCTTTTGGACGAGATTGGCATATCAGATTAGGAGTAATATGGAACAGGAATTAAAAGTTTTAAGAGGAAGTATTTTAGTCGCAAATGGTGACAGAGAATACAAAAGCGAAAGAAGCACACTGGAGATTAAAGCCGGAGATAAAATCATTGTTGGATATGATGGATTACTTCATCCACTGAAGAATAGTCATGCGGCACTGAATATCGACAGTGATATTGAGGTAGAAGGATATTCTGCCACAGGTTTATCAGAATTTCTTGTTGCTTGGTTGGATTCTAGTTTGGATTTAACTGAAAATCTCAGACGGTCAATGTTGGATTTGAATGATGTTAAATCATCTATCGAGAACGCATTACTGGTTATAGGAATGAAGAAGGAAACACCGGATAATGAATAAAGACCATATCAAATATACGATGAAACATAAACGGGCATTTCTGGAAATGGAGAAAAAGTTGCTTGGTCACAATACTGTTCGAGGATTTTTTCACGACCTCGATAAAATTTTTATGTATTTGGTGACTTCAAAAAGCCAGGAGAAAAAAGTCTCTAAATTCCACAGAAAACATTCCCGTCATCATCCGATAAGAGCCAGAACAAGAGCTGATTATATACAGATGATTATTGACTGGGAGTGCAGTAGGTTTACAAAACCAGATAAGCCTATGACAGCCCGGCAGACATTATATAAATTATTCCCAGAAATGGAAGATAAGATTCTGCCATTACTGGAAGAACTCAATCTATAAGGAGGAAAAGATGATCCAGCTTGGTAGTGGATATGAAAAAGTCTGTGAATACTTACAGAAACATAATATAAATTCACTCGAAGAAATTGTTGGAATGGATGCATTTCATATTTTTCCACGACAGGGAGTTACAGCTTATAAAATTAGAAATGTTGAATTTTTCGGAAATGTAAGAGTATGGGGATTTAAAACAAATAATTCTCATAAGCTGGTCGAGCTTGGCAATTCAATATTTCTGGATGAAAAAGAAGCAAGAGAATATGAAGTTTTGCAGTTACATAAAAGAACTTTGGATCAGCAACAAAACATTATAAAGCGGAGAGTTGAAGAGATAAACAGGGATTTGAATAAATTGGACTATCTCTTAGAACGCTATCCAACAACTGAATCAAGATGCAGATTTAAAAAATGTTGTGAAAACTGCTCACATCACGGAGATGGCATCATTGAGGGAAAAGTTACATGTGTTGATTTCGGCAAACCAGAAGATTGTTATTTCTGGAAGCCGGACATAGAAGCATTTAAGAAATGGTTAAAAGAGCATGAAGCAGGATAAAAAACAACTTTTATCTACTGCCTCTGAACTCACGTTCTAATCGTCCTTTCACAATTCTGTTTCTATACATAATAGGAAGAAACTCTTTCATATCTGATTCATAATACGACAACCATCGTATTTTTAAACTATAAAATGAAAGTTGTTTTCAACATAGATTAAAAATATTGGTGGTATGTGAAGAATCACAAAGGGTATGTATTGAATTTAGGAATAAAGGGCATGAAGCATATAGCTGCGACATAATTGAATGTTCTGGTAATCATCCAGAATGGCACGTTATGGGAGATGTTATTCATTTGTTGGACGGGAATTGTGAGTTTAAAACAACAGATGGAATTAAACATAAAATAGACGGGAAATGGGATATGATAATCGCATTTCCACCATGTACATATCTTACATCTGCAGGAACACGGCATTACTCATTAAAATGTAATCCAGCAGAAAAAGTAGCTGCCAGAATTAAAAAAAGAAATGAAGCAGAACAATTTTTCTTAAAAATAGCAAATGCAGATTGTGAGAAAATTGCCATTGAAAATCCAGTGGGGTATATGAATACACATTGGAGAAAACCAAATCAAATTATTCATCCGTATTATTTTGCTAGTAGTAAAAACGATACGGAGAATTATTTCCAGAAGAGAACATGTTTATGGCTTAAAAATCTTCCCGTGCTTGATAGAAAAAATAATTTGCCAGTTCCAGAACCACAA